CATCCCCTGCACCAACTCAACCGTTGGGCGCAAGATGTTCATCGTCAGGGCCGCTCTATTGTCCCTCTCAAGTAACCGCTTCTCCTCGGTAGTCCACTGCCCCCAACCGTCACGGAAACCAAAGTCGTCTTTGGCTTCACGAACAAACTTCGAGTCGGCGCTTACCGCATCGTTCAGCGCCTTTCTCGCCTCCTTGAGAAGTCCAGACTTGCTAAGCCCTTCAAACATTTAGCCTACTCCAATACGGGTAACGCCGCTTCAGGATTCTGTATGTCTTCCTTGCGGATATATTTACTTTTCCATTTACAGGTTTGACATTGGTAGCAATATACTTTGGCCTTGCCTGTCGATACGTATCGAATCTCGTACACGGGTGAATCGCAGCATTTCTTTTCAACCTTGATCTCCGACGTGGGCTCTCCCCCGATCAATCGGCTCCCGTGCGGGCAGATCAAGGCGATGTTTTCGCGCACCATGAGCTTGTTACCCACCTTGATAACCGGAACAGTGGTCAACAGGTTCTTCGTCTCGGTCATGGCCTTAAACTCACGCGCCGTCAAAGCCACCCGCGTCTCGTCGTAGAATATGACAACGTACTCGGACTTTTCCCAATCATTCTCGATGCCCTTCTGGTGAACCCATGTGATATTCCGGTAAAACACATAGCTCCCATCGGCCAATGGCGCAAACACCATGTTTTCCAAACGACGAATCCGGTGTTCAAGCCTCTCGTAATCTTTCTGCTCAATTATCGCACGCCGCCCACCTAAAAAATTTACAATGTATTCCATATTATTCCCCCATCCTTTCTACGCCGTTAGTTTTAATTGTCTTGTTTCTGCCCCGATTCTTTTTGTTGCTATCTCACAATATTCTTCGATGTTATCAATCCCGATAAACCGGAAGCCTTCCTTGACAGCCCCCTTGCCGGTACTCCCGCTTCCCATGAACGGGTCAAACACAATGCCGTTAGGTGGCGTTACCAGACGACACAAGTAACGCATAAGGGGGGTAGGTTTGACTGTTGGGTGATGGTTGCGTCGTAAATGCACTCCCCGATCGCGCGGATTATCACCTCTAGGGTTTCCCTCTTTTCTACTAGTGTCCTGCCAACGTGGTTCTATCCCATCCAACCCCTCATCCCGGTCTTTTTTGCTTGCCTTGGCACAATAGAAGAAGCGGGCGGCAGAACCTTCACTTCGCCCATGAATCTGTTTTGTGTGCCCAGTGGGTTTTCCCATACTTACACCCGTATTGGTATAGGCATAATACTTTAGCATTGCTCCGCTTTTACTGTACGGAAACAACCTTAGCACTTCATTGCTACCGTCATGGATTAGGTTGGCGGGCCATCGACCCCGCGTTGTCACGCCAATAGCCTTTGATCCACCACTAAGCGAGCCATTCATTCGCCCGACGTAAGTATTGTTGTTTGTGTCTTTATAATCCCCGATGCGTTTAGGCCTATTATTACCATCACCAACCCTACACCCATCAATGTTCAAGGCCCCTACCCCGTATTTTAAAGCGTTCCTTGCCACCGTACCCTCAACAGGTTTCCTGGCAACAATAATCGGCTCCCAAGCTGGTTTGAGTGCAGTCCCCCAGCCGTTCCATTGTATAGCTTCGGGGGTGGCCGGAGTAGTGGTGTAAATATTGTGTTTTGTTGCCCCGCTCATGACATTGTGGGACGGATGATAGTTATCTCTGCTGTTTGGAGTTCTATCTGAATATGGCTTCCCATCTGGTGCCACCTTTTCCCCTGTTATTTTTCTCTCCACTCCCGCTGTCTTATCAATCGCTTTCGACACATCTAAACTTTTCGGGAACCCGCTACCGTAAACCCACATGATCGTATCCCGTATCTCCCACCCAGCGTCCTCAATAGCGCACATTAAACGATGAAACGTCCTCGTTCCACCAAAGGCCAGTAAATGCGCTCCTGGCTTAGCCACCCTTAATGCCTCCTCCCAGTACACGACCCCCGGAATCCCGTAGTCCCAATCCTTCCCCATAAACTTCAACCCGTAGGGTGGGTCTGTTACGATGGAATCAACAAAGCTTGATTCAAGGAAGCACATTACTTCCAGTGCATCCCCATTGAAAATCTTCACTTCGTCTACGTGGAAGTAGGGCTCCAATTCACCCCCTAAGTTATCCTTACGCCGTAACCCAGCTACGACCCGGTTTATCACGCTCAACCCACCAGCGTTTCAATGATTTAATCGCGCTCACCGCGCTGATCTTCTGTGTCGCCAGATAGCAGTACGTCAGTGCATGGCGGTAGTGGTCTCCCGTAGAACCCACTTTCTTGTATTTATAAAACTTCGCTTTCGTCAGCTCGTCCTCCTCCGCAACCTTTGCAACATTCGTCAGTTGGCTGGCAAACATCTCGATCTCCCGGTTCCTTCGCGGAAGAACAAGCCTCCCCCTCTCCGCCACAAGCGCATGACTGGCATCCAATAGTTCCGTCCGATGCCCGTGTATCTCCTTTGTGTTGTCGTCCCATACCGTCGGTGCTACCCTCCTTCCGTCCTGATACCCGCATAACCACACCGGATACGATTCTGATTTCTGAAAATCCCTCACACGATGCGTCTCTGGATATTTATCAATTACCATACACCGGCAGTGGAACGCCTTGGCAAGATCGTGGAGGTCGTTAAAAGTCTCCAACCGCGCCACCTTTATGACCTCCATTGATTTCTTACTACGCTTTAGAGCCACCACGCAGTGCAGTTCCTTTCCCACGTCAACCCCGATGGCGGTTGGGCCATCATGCGCCATCCGCATGGCGTCTTTGCCGCAACACTCATACACGTCCGCCACGGACAGCCGGTTCTCCGCGTCAATGTACGCCATACCCAGCTTGGAGTTCATCACTTCGGACAAATCACCATTGGGCGGGTCAAGGTACATCCGAAGTATCTTCCCAGGGTCCACGTAATCGCTGGTAAGCTGGCTGTTCCAGTATCCCACAACGCCGTCAGCGCCCTCGGCCTTGGTCGGATACTGGGCGACCCACCGACCATCCCTCGGGTGTATTTCCTTCTTGCAATGTCGGCACACGCGCCTCCCCGACCCGTCCGGCATTAGCTCGATGCAATCAGGGAACTCCAACTCCATGCACGTCTCGCGCTTGCAGGCATGGCATAGGATCATCCACACGCGCTGGTCGCTTTTCTCGTACAACGCGTCAATCCCATAGTCCGGTATGGTCGGCGTGGATAGGTAAACCTCTTCCTGTACCTTGCTATGACTCATCCGCTCAAGTGCCAACTGAATCATCGCCTCCGACATCTCGTCGCACTCGTCGAACACCACCTTGTCCACGGGGATAGACTTGAGCTTGCTGGAACTCTCCTTCACGCCACCAACCTTCGCCGTGCTCCTGGCCCCCCGCAAGAACAGGTATGCCCCGCCAATCTTCTTCACGGACGCGCTGTCCGTGTCCTTCACGTTCGCCCGTAACACGGGGTTGACGGCAATGAGTGGGTTAAATCGGCTTTTGGAAAAGTCGCTCACATCATCCCCAGTCGGGAATAAGTACAACACCCCAGTCGGATACTTCTTGAAAATCATCCCATGAAGCGTGCGGAGCACTTCCTTCTCGGTGTAGCCCAATTGTGCCCCCTTCTTGTGGCACACCCTTCGATGGTTCGCGTCCAGCATTTCTGCCTGGTAGTAATGACCCTCAAGTGTGAACGGCACACCCTCCCGCAGCTGAATCTTGTTCTGTATCACCCAGTACAACGGACTGGCCGCCATCATCAGCGCCGCCGTCTGCGCCTCATTTGGAATCTTTATGTCCGGCTTAGCCTTCGGCATTTCCTGTTATAAAGTACATCTCAGTTTTGTTTTCAGGGCTTCGTAATCAGCGTCGCGCTCCTGCTTGGTGTCAAAGGTGTGATAAAAATCCCCACCTATACACTCAAAAAAGATAACAGGCTTACTGTCTTCCTGCCCGCTCACGCCACTCCGCCCCTTGTAGAACCTAACCACATTGCCCGTATTCACAACCCCGGCTTTAGTTTCAATCCACACGGCTCCCCCTTAGATAGTAACGTCGAAGAAAACAGAATGGCGGCCCTTTACATCAACCTCACCATCATCATTTATGTAAACATCCACATTAATGCAATCGCCCGTGGCTTCAGCCCCACTATTCTTTAAGCCAACCTTCACTTCCTTTACAACCTTTTCGATGTACTCCCACAATTTCATTTCCCCGGTCCTTTCTTTGTTTTGTGTTTTAAGACACCCCGTTAATTTACGCCCATATCTCAAGGGCTCTTTTACAAAGGGTTATAAACTCATCTGTAGGTAAAACGCACAACAGCTTCGGTTCCTTGCCGAGATATTTCTCTGACACAATAATAAATTTTGAATAAGTATCCTCCCGCTCAAATTGTATATAGTGGTCAGTGCTGCCGTCTCCCCCCTTATCCTCATTAAAAACACTAAGCGTTTCTCTCATAATTGTCCCCCATCTTCTTCATTTCCCGGTACACCCGGTCAAAAGACCCTGGCCGGTACATAGACTGCATCGCCCGTATCACCCTACGCCTTCTACCATCGCTTCCAACCACCTCGCCCATATGATACAATGCGTGCGGCTCCTCTACAGTTCGACACAACTGTAAAGCTTTTTTCCTTAATCGCTTCGCCCTCTTGCCGTTCATCTACTCAAAACCCTTCGCGTTTTAATCGGCAACTCAAAAACTGGGACTACCTGAGCACATAAATGGTACTCATCAAAAACTGGTTTCAAGTGACTCATTCTAACCGCATCTGTGAAATTAAACAACATCGCTTCTTGAAGGTCATGAGTAACTTTGTCGGTGTTACAATCACTGTTCGAGGAAGTACAACAATCCTTTAAAAAGTAATCTACACCCCTATAGCCGGGTACATTCCGATAAAGGATAGTATAGTACTGGGTTTGTTCCATGTCTCTTATACCCCCCATTTATCTAATTGTTTCAAGCACCCCTAATATCCCCGGGTTCCCATAAGAATCACTTACCCCCCAACGCTTCGTACAAACCCCTCGGAGCCAAAGCCTGGTGCAACCGCGCACGCTTCAAGAACTCGATGTCTGCATCGGAACTGCCCGCAGGGGGATTTAAAATTTGCTTGTGTATCCCCCACGACCGGCCCTCAACGGGTCCCGGGGGAATACCAGGCTCCCGAGGCACCTTAAATTGCCCGCGCTAGTAATCCCCGATCATTTTCGGCACCCGCATAACTGATCGCGCCGTCCGGGGATTGGTGCGAAACGGTAACGCACCCTCGTCGCCCGTCTCCGGACCCCCGCCCTGCACCATCCGGG